AACGGAGATAACGGTTATGTATTCACACATACAGGCGCTCCTACATTTGGTACAACAGCTTTAGATGTTACACAATTCTCAGGTGCAGGTCAAATTAATGCCGGCGCTGCTATGTCAAAAACTGGAAATCAGTTAGACGTAGAAGTTGATGACAGTTCAATAGAAGTTAACTCAGACGCATTAAGAGTTAAAGCCTTAGGTGTTACAGACGCTATGTTGGCTGGTTCAATTTCAAGCGCTAAACTAACTGACCCATTATACTTTACAGACGAAAGTTCTACACAAGGTAATGTAAGATTAGGTGGCACTTTAGAATTTCTTGCTGGCGAAGGTATCAACACAGTAGCAAGTGGTAATACAATTCAGATTGTTGGTGAGTTAGCAAGTACATCTAATAAAGGTGTTGCTTCTTTCCATGCAGATAACTTTACAGTTACTTCTGGTGTTGTTACTGTTACACAAATTGACGGCGGAACATACTAAGCATGGCAACAATTCTTAAACCAAAAGTTAGTAGTACGAGTTTAAGTGTTCCTGCTACAGGAGATTTAGAAGTCGGCGAATTGGCAATGAACCTTGCAGATGGTAAGTTTTATTCTAAGACAGCAGGCGGAACAGTAAAAGAAATGGGTGGTGCTGGTGGTGCCGTTCTAAATGACATTACAGCAAACGGTAATACTACAGACCAAGACATTATTTTAAATGGTTCTGATTTAGTTTTTGAAGGTAACCTTCCAAACGCATTTGAAACATTTTTAACGGTAGCAGAACCAACAGCAGATAGAACAATAACTTTACCTGACCAATCAGGGGCTTTAGCAATGGACGGTGACGCTTTGGCGTATTCAATCGTATTCGGAGGATAATATAAATGGCTAGTAGTTTTAAAAATGCAGGACTTGATGTTGGTGTTTTAAATGACACAACAGGTAATATGTACACAGCTGGTTCAGGTGTGACTGCTGTTATTCATGCCGTTTATATTTCAAATCTAAGCACAACAAATTCAGCTAAAGTCAATGTTCAAGTTACTACAGATGGTGGTTCAACTTTCTATCATGTTGGTAAAAGTTTAGAAGTGCCAGCAAATAATACATTAGTTTTAGATAAACCTATAAATATTGAAACATCTGATATATTAAGAATTCATGCAGACCCTAATCCAGACAGTTCGTCTGTAGATGTTGAAGCATACGCAAGTATATTGGAGATTAGTTAATGGCCACTTTAGGATATGTAGCACCAATTAGTCAACAATCTACTGAGGGGTTTCACGGTCTTAAAAGAACTACTGAGGGTCTTTTATATTATACTAAAGTAAATAAAGATAGTACAGATAGTATTGATTTTGATGGTGGCAATCCTACAGATAAAAATGGTAATACACAATTACCTACAAAGACAGATTACACAGACGAGATAACAAAATTACAATCTGGTCCACAGTATTTTACAGGAGATAATTCTACTGTAACATTTACATTAACTACACCAGTTTTAAATGGTATGAGAATTGCTGTATTTTTAAATGGTGTAAAACAACCTATTGAAGAAGTTTGGACATATTCATCAAGTGCGGTTACTTTTAAAATTGCACCTTTTTCAAATTCACAAATTGCAATAGGTTATATAAACAAAGAATATAAAAACAACACAAGTGACAATTATCATCAATATGTATTTGAACAAGGTGACGCGACATATTATATAGACGATAATGGTTACTTTGTAAAAAGAGAAAACAAAAGTAGAGGTGCGACAGCCTTGACAACAAACGATTTTGATACATTCGAAGCGGCAGCTTCAGTTCAATCAACTAGTTGGCAATCAGCAGTTTAAACTCGTATAAATAGTATTACAATAAAGGTAAACCATGGCAGATTTCAAACTAGGTAGAATCAAATTTAAATGGAGAGGTAGTTGGTCGACTTCAACTGCTTATTTGATTGACGACATAATTAAATATGGCGGTAATACTTATGTATGTATTCAAAACCACACATCTCCTAATAACGAAAACATATTTTACACAACTCCAGGAACATACACAAGTTATTGGTCTTTACAATCAGAAGCATTATTCTTTAAAGGTGCTTACGGAAATTCAACCTGGTATAAATTAAACGACTTAGTTTCTTACGGTGGTAAATCATATCGTTGTACTACTGCTCACACTTCTTCAAGTGCAGTATTAAATCAATCAAATTTTGAAGCTCAAATTGATGGTATTATTATTAGAGGCGACTATGCAGCTGATACTCAATACAGATTAGGTGACATTACAAAATACGGTGGTAGACAATATAGATGTACTACTGAGCACACATCAGCTTCAGTTGTTAGTGGTGTAGCAATAGCCGACTTAACTAAATTTACATTATTCGTAGATGGTTTAGATTTTAAAGGCGATTGGGCTGCAACAACATACTACAAATTAAATGATGTTGTTAAGTTTGGTGCTTATCAATATAAAGTAACTACTGCTCATACTTCGGGTGCTAACACAGCGGCTTTTGCTGAGGGAAACTTTGCAGTTTATTCCGAAGGATTACAATTTGAAGATTCATACAGCGTAAGTACAGTTTACTCTAAAGGTGATGTAGTAACATACGGCGGATATTCATATATTTGGATTAACACAAACGAAGGATCCGCACAAACACCAGCAGATAACAGTTATTGGGATTTATTAACACCAGGATTTAATGCGGTAGGTTTGTATGTTCATGGGAATATCTTTGCAACTGGAGATGTCGTTGAGTATGGTGGTTATTCATATGTAGCTGTAGCAAACAATCAAAATGAAAGACCTTTTTCTAATTCTGATTATTGGAAAAAATTAAACGAAGGATTTAACTGGCGTGGAGTTTATGCCTCAGGTACAACATATACAATCGGTGACACAGTAGAATATTCATCAAGTTCATATGTTGCAGTTGCTGACCAGCATGCTGGTATAACACCAGGAACAGACGCTAGTAAGTGGCAACTTATAGCCCAAGGTTCTACTACAAATGTATTAACTACTAGAGGTGACATGATTGTTCGTGATTCTTCACAAACAACAAGATTGCCAATTGGTATTTCAGGTGCATATTTAACAACAGATGGTTCCGATATCAAATGGTCAAACGCTGAAGGTGCTAATGTTAAGTATGTTGCAAACTCAGGTTCAGATTCAAATGTAGGTACACAAGCATTACCTTACAAAACAATTAACTATGCATTATCTCAAGCAACTTCCGGAGATGTGGTTGAGATTGAAACTATAGCGGGTGGTACCGGTGGTACTCCAGGTACTTTTGATGTAACTCAAGCTTCTACAACAGGTTCAGGAATAGGATTTGCAGCTAGAATTATTACAGATGGTTCTTCAACACCAAGTGTTACAATTACAAACGGTGGTTCAGGTCATGCAGAGGGCAACACCATAACAATTAATGGTGTAGGTAGTCCTACAGCTTCATCAAATATTACTTTTGATGTTAAGTCTAAATCAGTTGGCGATATCATCTACATTAAGAATGGTGTATTTAAAGAAAATTTACCTCTAAAAGTACCTGCTGGCGTTACAGTTCAAGGTGAATCATTAAGAGGTACAGAAATTAGACCTGGTACAGGAACAGGTTCACAAATTAAAACAATAACTTATAGTTCAGGCGGTACAGGTGGTACTCCAGGCACATATAATTATGTTCACAGTAGTGCTACATCAGCAAACGGTAAAGGTGTTGTATTTAATGTAGTTACAGACGGCTCTTCATCACCAACGATTACAATATATCATGGTGGTTATGGTTTTGCTGTAGCAGACACAATTACAATTTCAGGCACAGATATAGGTGGTGCATCCTCAATAAATGTTGCAGTCGCTTCATTGGAAAACAATGACGCTTCTAATATGTTCTTATGTAATAACCGAACAAACATTGTTCAAATGTCAATGAAAGGTTTAACAGGAACACCAGGCGCAGGGGCAACAGGCAAAGCTGCCGTTGTTTCATTAGACCCTAGCGGCGCTATCACAACTACTTCGCCTTATATTCAAAACTGTTCGTCTTTTAACGAAAACGCAACAGGTATTCAAATTGACGGACTATTACATAGTACAGGTAACAAATCAATTCTTGCCAATGACTTTACACAGATTAACTCAGATGGTCGTGGTGTTCATGCATTAGGTGGTGGTCGTGGTGAGATGGTTTCAGTATTTACTTATTACTGTGATAAATCATTCTATACTCAAACAGGTGGTTTTATTAGAGGTCTAAACTGTTCATCTGCTTACGGTGAACAAGGTGCTGTTGCAGACGGAACATTAGCCTCAGAAACACCAATTGCAGTTGCAGCTCGTGGTGAAATGTTAAAATATGCAACTGCTGGATTTATTGGCGCTGCTACAGAAAGTGATGTTGCAGATACAGTAACAACTTCAGGTACACCAACAGCTGCGGCTATTGTAGGTGTTACCTCAGGTGCAACTGCCACAATTTCAAGAGTTAACATATCATTAGACTACTTACATATCGAAAGTATTACAGGTAACTTTACACAAGGTGAAGTTTGTACAGTAACAAAAGATAATAGTTCAACTTATCAATTAACACTAGACGCTTCATTCGGAGATAGTTCAGCTGCTCAAACAGGTCAAGAAGGACC